CAATTATTAAACCATAAGAAACACTCTTGAGCATTGAGAGCATTTCTCATAAAACTGGGGATCAAAACCTGCTTAGATTTATTGTAGGATAGAACTGCGTTTGATTCCAGAATGTTTAAGTTGTAGGTGCTACCAGTTATCACATCTGGGATTCCATCACCGTTTATGTCATCAGCAGTGCCAATGCCCATGGGCTTAACAAATTTTTCTGTGAAATTGATTCCTGGTTCGGTCGTTGATTCATCAAGAGCCAATTTAAAAGACAGTTTTGCCATGTTGGGCCCAGCTAATAAAACACTGCTGTTTGTAAACCCTTGCCCGGAATACCCTCCGCAATTAACCATTCTATTCTGTGAGAGATATGGTTGATTTAAAATCAATAAATCATTAATACCATCTTTGTTGAAATCAGCAGACATTAAACCGTGACTATAATCCCAAACCTGGGGCAGTAGGCTAGTTGCATTAATATATGCACCGTTATTAACTACCAAGCTATTTTGAAAACCGCAATCGTTGCCGGTAGCGTCTACCCCTGTATCACCGATAAAAATATCTTTTTTTCCATCGCCAGTTAAATCAGCAATCAGTCCTTGTCGAGGCCATATATGCCTATTTGCGACCGACTTGAATGCTGTGTCAACCTTATAGGATTTCGAGATCGTGTCGTAAACCAGTAAAATAGGTTTTGAAGATCTTGCAACACTTCCACCTTGGTTGTATCGCATAACTCCCAACAAAAGATCGTCATAGCCATCGCTGTTTACATCACCCACTGCGATAATATCGAAACCAAGTCCATCTCCGAATTTGGCAGCATCTTCTGAATCGCTGGCCACAGTTAGGTCAAAACTTCCGATGGTAAAAATTGGATTTAAACTTGAACTAGGCGGTGTTACTACACTACCTCCGCCTCCACCCCCTCCGCCACACGATGCCAGAGTGGATCCGATTAATAGTGCTAAGAATGTTTTTTTCATTTGTATACCTTTAGTAGGATTGTATCCTGACTGATGCGACCGTTAAGTTTAATCTCAGTGCTTTTAATACCTTTAAACCATTTCTTAGCGGCAGGTTTGCCGTTGTCATTAAACTCTTTGATCTGCTTGTCGGGCTTGCGTAGAGTTTTCTGCACACTTAGGGCGGAGTCAAATCCAAATATCTTAGATCCCTTTACACCCAGCTTGCCAATATGGCTGTCAGCAATGTAAATGCCCAGCTTACGAGTTTTAGTATTGTAAACCCAAAGTTCTTCAGCACTAAGGATGTTGACAGGGTCCACGCTCTTAACTTTGAGCTCAGTACTTTCACGCATGTAAATCAGTTTTGCCACCACTTTTTCTGGCGGCACTGCCTTTTTCTTGCGTGGAGCCTTATTGGCACGTTTGATAATGCCATAGCTGTTGGTGTCTGCTAGAGCCTGTTGCCACCAAGCGAGCACAGCCTTGATCTGACGTTTATTCCAGTGCTTGTATGCTTCAAGTAGTTGACTGTCCTTGCCTTCGACAACTTGCTCAAACTCTGCGATGTTGCGTTCAATTACAGCGACAACGTGTTTGACATGTGCAGGTTGAATGTTGTTCTTAGTTAGTAAATCTACTAAGCGTGGCTCACCTTTGAAACCATTTTTAACGAAGTCATCAAAAGCACCTTCTAAGTCACCAGCAGACTCCTGAGCCTTTTCTCGCAAGCGGTCCTGTATGTTGGGTTTAGCCACTTCAAATTTGACTTCTTTGACTTCTTTGGGACTAAGCTCACTGGTCCAACCCTGAGTCTTAAGTGCTTTGACAATTGTACGCATAGTGCCAAATCTTAGTTTTAAACCCATACGTGCTGCTCGAAGCACGAAGCCAATACTAGATCCCGGTGTAAGCTCACCCCGTTTAATGGCTTCAACCTGTTTGGCCCTACGTGGATTTTTACTTAAAAAATTGACTAACCATTCTTGGCTGGTCTTGTTGTCCTGAGTAAAATTATACCAGTTAAGTGTTTTGTGAATTGTTGTTCTGTAAGTGACGTGACTCCAAGTATCCTGTTCATCCAGTGAGGGATACTGCGGTTCATTGCCTACATATTTGGCATCTGCTTCCTTGTAAGAAACTGGTTTTGCCGGCTGTTCAAAACGCCAAGCGATTTTACCTGTTTCTACCTTTACTTGCTTTCTGGTTGCCATACTTTCTCCTGATTAACTCAAATGCCCTGTGCATTAATAATGATTCCTTACTATAAGCCTCAATTTCCCAGGGCCTATCTAAGTAACGATTTTTTACTACCTTTCCCAACCAAACATGCTCATATCGTTTCTTACTTAAGACAATCTTTAAATGTCCGCGAACAAACTGTTTGACATGCACCATTTCATGTGCCAGTATCCTAGCCAGTCTATCCGCAGACAACGTGCTTTGTAAGAATATGTAATAATGTCCGCCGTATTCTGAAGCAAAGCCATCTGCGTTAAACTCACTGTTTACATCTTTACGTGTCGTGATTATAACACTTTTTGGATTTTTGTCCAATTTTAGAAGATGAACATAAGCCTTCGCCAGTTCCTCAAGTATGTCTCGTTTTAATTGGCTACGACAACTGATTTGAATGTCCATTTTCACAGTATAGCAGGTTAGCCATTTTGTGTCAATAAAAAACCCGCCGCGGCGGGTTTTGGGAAAGTTTCTAATATATTAGAAACGATGACGAATACCAACGCCCATTACACGAGCATCTGCCCATGCAGCATTAGTACGGTTGACACCGTCGTTTGTGTAGTTAGTGTCTTTGACAGCCGCATACAAGTCAGTACGCTTGCTCATTGCATGGCTAATACCTACTGCCCAGCTGGCTGTTTCTGCACTACGGTTTCCAACAAAACTATGGTCAAAATGACTGTAGCTGGCCATTAGTGTGTTACCTTTGCCCATTGGCATTGTAGCACCAATGCTGTAGCCTTTATCTTCTTTGGTTACTGCATCGCTGTTTTCTACACGATTCCATTGTGCAAACATCTTGGCTCTTTTTAGATCCACACTTATACCTGTGATTACAGATGTCATATTATGACGTCCTGGGCCCATATCAACTTCTTGCCAAGTTGCTGTAAAACCAACTGGACCTTGGAACATCATACCGCCAAGACTTTTACCGCTTTGCTTGGTTCCAAAAGCATCATCTTGCACGCCAGCTGAATAAACCCCAGTTAAAGCAACAGGACCAGCATTAGTTTTTACTAGTACTGCATTGTTCCAACCAGTATCGGATCCACCACCGCCTAGGTTATAATTACTAGCGCCAAAACGCTGTGTAACCATTGGACTAAACACAAAACTATCACCTAGTGCGTTAAACGCAATAGTTGAAATAAAGTATGGTGTGGTTACACGACCAACTTGTACTTCGCCTGATTTATTGCTCAAACCAACATAAGCGTTACGAGCAAACATATTGTCTCCGTTGAAACGACCTTGTTGAGCAGTGTCTGGGCGGAGAAATTGCTCAAGCACGACATTGGCTTTAACGCCATGACCTAGGTCTTCTGAACTACGAATTCCTATATAACTAGTAGTCATTCCACCGCTGCTAATTTGAGTTGGTGCTTTATTATTAGTATGACCAACATATCCATCTACCAAGCCATATAGACTAGTTTGGGCCTGTGCTGCGGTAGCAGCTCCAGCAATCAATGCTGCTAATAAAAGTTTTTTCATCCTTTTTTCCTTTTTAAAATCATATACAAACTTATATAGTTGTAGTTGTCTGTTATTGTACATGTAGATAGTATTTAAATCAAGTATAACGGTAAGATATACTACACTATAACTCATTTTGTTGCTAAAAAGCAACAATGTTATAAAAAATATTTTGAATTGACATAAGGTAAATAGTATACTATGCCAAGATTAAGCCTTTGGAAGAACGAAAAGACCAATGATTATCATTTCATGGACAAGGTTATCCGTGAACAATTTCTTGTTGGTGGCACTGCCGTTCTAATCCACAAATATTTGCAGCCAGCGGATCAGGGTGCCAGCAATGATCCAACCAAACCTAATCATAGAGTAGAAAGCAAATTAGACGAAACTAAAATACAAGATTTACTTCTACTTGAAAACAGAGATCGTATATATGATCCCGATGTCTATGAGCTGCGTGGTGTTTATAATGTGGGAGATCAAGATTTTGATCTAACACAGTTTGGTTTATTTTTAAGTGCCGATACTATATTTGTAACGTTTCATACCAATGACATGGTGGAACGCATGGGGCGAAAGCTCATGGCGGGAGATGTCATCGAGTTACCCCATGTTAGGGACGATTTACTGTTAGATCAAACTAAGCCTGCTATCAATAAATTTTACGTTATACAAGATGCTGCTCGTGCTGCGGAAGGCTTTAGTCAAACTTGGTATCCACATATATGGCGCATTAAAGCCAGTCCAATGACAGATGCTCAAGAATATAGAGACATATTGCAGCAAAAAGCAGACAATGGTATAGACACGCTTAAAGATGCCTTAAGCACATATCAACGTGAACTAGAAATAAGTAATGCTATTGTAGAGCGTGGTGAGCAACTTGCTCCTACAATATTAGACGACGGTGATAATATCATACAGGATATTAGTAAGAAATATCAAACAAATGCTGACACTACATATAACCATGGTGAAGCGTTGAACGAAGGTTTAAGTTTTCCATTGCTACCAACTCAGGGAGAATTTTTCCTACGTACAGACTACAGCCCTCCCACATTGTTTGTATATAGAGGAACACGTTGGCAACGTATGGAAACACCAAATGGTCCCGTTAATCTACGTGATCGCGTGCTTAATGCTGCGCCATTTATTAACAACACCGCAACCACAGTAATCGGCAGTGAAGAAATGCCCGAGCGTCAAGCCCTAAGCCAAGTTATTAAACCTAAAACGGACTTTTAATCATGCAATTTTTCTACGACGAACAATTAAGAAGATACCTAGCACAGTTTATGCGTATACTTGGTGGATTCAGTGTAAAAACTGGTAAAGATCGCAACGGACAAGAAACTTATATCCAAGTACCTGTTCGTTATGGTGATATTAATCGCATGGCTGGCCACATAATGAAAAATCAAAGTGAGAACATGATTAATACTGTGCCTTTTATCAGTTGTTATATCACTGATATGACCATGAGTGCCGAGCGTAGGTCAAACCCCACGCATATTAGCTCTCTTCAAGTTTATGAGAAGAAATTTAATTACCAAACAGGTACATACGAAAGTGACACCATTGGGAATTCTTATACTGTTGAAAGATACATGCCTGTTCCCTATGATTTAACAGTTCAGGTTGATATATGGACCAGTAATACTGAACAGAAATTTCAGTTAATGGAACAATTATTAGTTCTGTTTAACCCTAGTATTAATTTAAAAACCAATGATAATCCTTTTGATTGGAGTAATTTAACTTACACAGAATTAGTTAACATTGTTTGGAGTGTTAGACAAGTTCCCATGGGAACAGATGATATCATTGACGTTGCTGCCTTAAATTTCACACTTCCAATATTAATAAATCCCCCTGCTAAAGTTAAACGCCAAACTCTTATACATTCTATACTCAATGAGATACGTCGCCTTAAAGAGAATGAGAAATTCGATTGGTTGCCTAGTGATCCTATACCCAACAAAGAGTGGGTCATAGTGACTTTTGAAAATCAAAAACTACAAGTAAGAATAGATGGCCCACAAGCAATAATACTAAATCAAGCAGGCGGACAAACAACCCCCAGTGGTGATTTGTTAACTTGGGAAGAAGCCTTGCGGCCCTATGGTGAATTAAGATTAGGTATAAGCAATTTACGATTACGCCGTGGGCAAGATCCTGAAGATTACAGTAAAGATATTATAGCAACAATAGATAATGTAGATCCCGCTTCGCCTAAC